TGTTGGGCCAATACACTAGGAGGAAAATCAGGTGGAGTCCACAACGGGAATGCATATATGTCTATACCAAAATGGAGGGCAGAATCCTGTGCAACTAAAATTTGCGATCTAATACCATTAGAATGCAAAGGAAAGATGATAAGAATGGTGTACTCATTAAGCTCATATCACGTAAAAGAAACAAGTAAGATTGCAATAGCAAAAATACTTTCAGGTATCTACAAAGTGGATATTAATCTAATACTTGAATGGGATAAATTTAATGAAGCTATAGAATTTAAGCAAAAACAAAAAAAAGAATTAGTAGACTCAATTTTAAATCAATTACCATTTTAATATGTACAGACTGTGGAACAGCAAAAAGCAAACATACAACAAGTATTTTAATGATGATTATCATTCTATGTACCATATGTTATGCAAAGCTGCATTAGAAGTATTCCAATACTACTATGTAGCCATGTGGAAAAGAAATTGCCTAGGATATAAAATAGATATGGACTATAAGAACTATCTAAATAAATACAGATTAGGCTGTAAGCATAAAATAGTAGAACTTCTATCAGGAATGTCATACAAAGAATATTGCTTAAGATCAATGATGCGAGTTAAGAAGATAAAAACAACAACATATCCACAAAGTGGACAAGTTACATTTGAATTCTTTAAACACGTATTTCAGAACCCAGAAGACTATGAAATAGTAAATTGGGATATAACCGTATCTAAAAACAGAAAAACTGGAGAAATGGATGTAGTGCACTATAATATAGAGTACAATATATTTAGGGATCCTGCATATAAATTACCAGAGAATATAAGAAGCAGATACAATCAATTTAAACCCTGTAAAGTAAACTAAAATGAACAGAAAAGGGAGTAACCACCGATTTAAAAGATCGTCCAGTATGGTGGTGGTAAAGGCTGGATAGGCCATAGTGAGTGAAATCACTATGGATACAAATAAAATTAGGAAATATGAATAAAGATGAGATAAATAAACTAGTAGAGTCAGCTAAAATTGGGGATCAGAGGGCATTTACTAAATTGTTCGATTATTTTTATCCAATAGTATTTAGACTAACTAAGTCGTCGTTCAAATCAAATGAAACAGCAGAAGACATGGCAATGGAGGCTATGGAAAAGATATTCTACAAATTAGATAAATATGAAGATGGAACCACCTTTGAATTTTGGGTAAAAAGGTTGACTATAAATCATATAATAGACTATGTTAGGCTATCTAAAAACAAAACTGTATACAGTGAAGAGATTGATGACAATGCAAATAGCATAGTAAGTGATAATAATCCGGAAGCGGATATTATTAGCAAGGAAAATGGCGATGCAATTAAATTAAGAATTGAATTAATACCAGAAAAGGCAAAGACGATTCTGGTATTAAGACAAAAAGGATTAACTTATGAGCAAATAGCCAATAAACTAAAAATAAACATTGGGACTGTAAAGTCTCAATTGAATAAAGTCCATGCAAAATTAAAAAAAGAATTAAATTAATCATTTAAAAAATCAAAAACATGAATCAAAAGAATTTCAATGAATACATAGCAATGATATTGTTGTGTTTCGCAGCATTTATCTTTGGATTCTCTTATGGCGACGGATTGAAATCGTTTAGTGAAGTGACAGAAGTCACTAATGCGAGAGTAATTGAAGTTAAGTCCATTGATGTTTTTGTAGTTGCACCAACGAGATATACTTATACAGGGGAGTATAAGATGAATATCAAGTCGGATCGTATTACAAAATCAAAAGAGGATCGCAAAGAGGCATTTACGCCAGGTATGTACAATTACGAAGAAGACTTTGAAGAGTTCTATTATAGCGCTGTCAGGGGGCCATGTAAATACAATAACACAACATAAATAGTTATTGATTTAAAATGCATGGAAAATTAAGTAATCACAGTAATTAACTTTTATCAAAGAAGGGAAAGATATTATGAATTTTAATATGAGCATTGATGAAATGTTCAGGTTTTATGCTTTACTCGAAAAAAGACTCGAATTAAGCAAGTCAAATAACGAAAGAGATTTCATTAAAAATCAGATGGATACCATTTATGGTGTTCTTAGCGTCTCATTAGCGCTTACTGTTAATGAATCACTTCCAAAAATGATTAGCTCGATAGAGGCTTCAAAGTTGGATAGAAATATCCTTGGTCTGGTTGTGGGTACTGAAAGATTGAAGTCGATTCCAGAAAATGGAGTTATAGATTTCACCGTATCAGAAGACGTGACAAACCGGGATCGTACTATGACAATAGTAGGAGAAGCTGATTTGAGAGACATACTCAAGCCGTTAGCCTCTCATTCTTTTGCAAAGAATATCGAGAAAGCTGTAGTTATCTACAAGGACAATATGATGTTTGATGGATCCAATGTGAAAGCATGGGAGAACATTAAAAGCATGTTCCCTGAAAATGACTACATATATAAAATGTGGGCAGATCATATAACTGGTTCTATAGCATCAGTTGGGCCTATTTATGCATATAAAGAGGTCAAAAAGCACGTAAAGACATGGTCTAACGACGATGTAGCAGAAATGCTATCAATGTTGATTGACGAGTCGAGAAGCGAGAAGAAAGAAAAGGCAGCAAACGTATTTGTGCATTCACTGCGAAATACAGTGGCCTACCTAAAAGATCCGGCAGATCATGAGGTGGTAAAAACCCTTTTCAATCTGAGTGAGAAAACAAAGGAGGACAAAAAACGCGTCGGAGCAACAATCGTAGAAATTCTTAAGTCTTGTGACAAAGTTGCAAAGACAAGAAAGGAATACGTAGAAAAAAGCGTATACAGCGATGAAAGGAGCTAAAACAATTATAATGATGACATTGATAATGTTGTCATTTGTGTTTGGAGCACTATCAAACAGCAAAAAAGACATAGGTATCAGCAAAGAGGATACAAATGTAAAATTTGTTGAAGCGGTAAGAGTCCAAACAGAAAAAACATATGATCAGGTAGAGCAATTTGTAGTGCTCGATGATGATGTGATTTATGTTGGAGAAGTACTTGATGAGGTTGTTATTCTTGGAAATGTAACAACAACTGAAAGATACTTAGAGAGATGCGAAATGGAAGAACTCCCGGTGCCAAATACAATGCTTGAAGTTCCAGAAATAGAACTGCGGCAGTTAGAAAAAATATTTATATCTTAAGTGATGAATGATTCAGAAAAAATAAAATTAATATTAGTGCTAAGCACTAATACAAGAATACTCAAAGAGTTATTATTAAGGATTAGAGCAATGTTGCCATACAAGGGTATATACCCAACAGCCATTGACTTCAATAAAATCCATGAAGAAGAAAATACTCTGAAGTTCAAGATTTTAAGAAATAAAGAAAGAATACAGGAGTACTATACCTCATTGAGTGGATATAAAAAAGATTATTTTATAATTGATTATATATCGCAAAATGAGATAGAAATTGGATATGTTCCAGTTAATCATGAGGAAACCCAATACCTATTGTTAAGTAATGGAACATTTGTAACTACTCCCACCCCAAATAGGGAGGACTAAATTGGCCTATGTTAAAAAATAGGTATTGCGCAGTCCGGTATGCAGCGCAGACTATAAAAAGGAAGCATACTTTGGCAGTGTTATCGTGGGCGGCCTAAGCAATTGAGTAACGATAATAGCGAAAATAAATCACGGCAATGATTTATCTAAGCATAATATTAACCATTAAAGTCTAAGTTAGGACCTATAGTAAGCGCACGAGGGCCGTGTGATATCTGGGATAAATCTGCCTATTAGACCGTTGCGCTTAACGACAAATAGCAATCGCATATTAGTTTGCGAGTAACATTAACTAGTTCAGCTTAAGAGTATAGTAATATACGCGGCCTTCGAAAGATGTAAGACCAAGAGCAATGAGGGGAATACGTCCATTTACACCCTAATCCTTAGATGGAGAAACGCGAATAAATGGTGATGATCGACAATCTAAAAGAATATGTCCGTATGGTTTAAGCTTCTATTCGATATATAAGAAGTAGGATTAATGTATGTCTTGGCTCTGGAACCAAGTATACAGGTAATCAAGGCGAAAGCCTAGCAGGTTAACAGATCTATTGAGAGTGATAATAGAGTAAGAAACATGACTAGTTAACTAGATTAAAATATTCCCTTGGAGTGAAAGCATTAAGCAGAAGTAGCGAATTTGGAATAGGAGATAATCAATATACCCGCAACAAAAAGGTAAAAAATGAATGAGACGCTAGGCAATTCAATTGCAATAGAGTTGGTTTGAGTCCAATTAAGTCTGTAGAGGCGAAGTCAATTCGACATGTCTGTATTTTAGTATTATTTGTGACATGTATATAAAAATGTAAAAATACAATGGCCGCAAGATGGGCCACAAAGCATCATGCAAAGTATAAATATCTCATCGGCTGAGAAAGTGTCCGAAAGTTAAGAAATTATATATTTAAATCTGTAAATAGAAGTCATGCCCAGCAAGCATGTTGTCCCCTAATTGCAGAGAGGCTGATTAAATCGCCAATATAGAAGTGGGAGGTCAAACACTTAAAACCCGCAAAAAAGAAAACTCTATGTGAGTCGAGAACCCTTGGACCAACTACCGAATAAATAAGGTACTGCAAACCAAGATGAAGGTCACGAAAGCAAGCCTATACAACTTCAACCCAATGATTGTATAGGTACACAAACTACCTTAAGAAAGTAGCCCTTGCCTGGTCGACTATAAAAGTAGTCACTCGATAGCATTAAATATATGCCCGATTAATCTGGAGTGGCACCCAGAGCAACGTTGAGAAAAATGAACTCAATATGAATATACTATGCCGCGCGTCTTACATGGACAATCATGTAAGCAAAGTTTGTGATATATAATTCTCTAATGGTAATCACTATTGTAGAGATGGCTGTCATAAGAGCGTACAGAGAAAGCAGAAGTATAAGGATATACAAAGACTCTTGTTGTCCTACAAAAATAATCATTTAAATGCGATTTAAACCTATTAAAGCCTAAATAGGCACAAACTATAGCCAAGTATAAGAAAGTGTCTTAAAACGGCTTAAAATAGGCAAAAACATATATAATACAGTCTGAGTAGCTATGGCTATGGGAAGACTATGCATTCCAGCGTAGAGATTACCATATAAGTTAACTGGAGCAGGTGGAGATCCTGTGCATTATCGTAAATAATGTGACTACTATTTTTTATATCAGAGTAAGTATCTAGGGTGTGACAGTGCTTTCATAAGTGATAATTGGGAACATAAGTACCTTGATAGGCATTGAGGAAACTAGAAAAATCCTGATACCTTGAAATGGAATCCCTTAGTTATGTAGGTCATCACGACGCACCATTTGGGAAAATTAAAAATAAGTCAAACAAATTTATCAAAAAAAAATAAAAAGAATATGAGCAAAGACATTAAAGTATTGATTGGTAGCCGTTTCGGCAACAAAGTGTTTATGATTGAAACAGGTAAAGTTGGTACTACCGACCACCTTGTTAAAGAAGAAGGTGGCAACATTCGTACCGCCAAGTTTGCAACGGTTAATGGAACTGAGGTTAATTCACTTCGGACCATGGAAGTAGCAGGAGGTAATAAAGTTATCGTTATCAATGGTGGCGAGAAAGAAATTAAGTTGCACCCAGCAACTGACATGTTCGTTGAAGACGCGTCGAAATATGTTGCCCCTGAGGCCGGTGAAAAACGAGTTTTCGGCTCGTACAAAGATGCCGTTGAAATCGCAAATGCATCCAATCAATTTGAACGGAAACGTTTGAAAGAAATTATTGAGAAAGCAAAAGCCGAACTTGAGGCTCTTGAAAAAGTTATCGAACTGAATGACAGTGCGAAAGCATTGTACATCGACTAATCCTGGTGGAGATGAAGTTAAGTGGTGCTGCTAAACGCATGCTATCCGACTTAATCATCCATTATTTGCCACCAAAATCAGAGAAAAAAATATTTATTACAGACGATGGAGGTCTTGTAGTTTCAAATGGAGGGCTTCTCGGTAGAATTTCTGGACAAAAATCCGACTTTCTAACCGTGATGCAAGCCATATTGGAGAAAATAAACTCTGAAAAAGACTTAAAGTATATTAAGTCATTGTCAGCAAGAGCGATTACATCGTTAGTGCTAAGTGGAGATCGTGAGAAAGCAATTAAACTTATGTTTATTGCTCACCTAACCGAGGACGCACCAAGTGCGGGAGAAGTGGATGATTTCACAAATGTAGTGGACATACCGGTTTATACCGGGAAGGAGGAAAAATCTATCGTAAAAGTAGATATTTCCAGGAATCTGGGTCATATTTTAGCAGAAATGCTGAATAATAATGATCATATAATTTTTCAATAGAAACAAATTCGGGTATATTGGTAACTCTTTAGAGCAGCTTACTCTAAATAAACAACATTGTGGTAACTCTGTAAAAAATGACGTTTATAAGGTAAGATGCGCCCAAAAAAAATAATGTGGCAGCATTGGTAACTCTTTGCTGCCGCAATACTATTTCGTGGTTAATCCTACGAAATAGAGCAGTATTTCTGGTTTATATTAAAGTCAAAACAAGTAATCAATATGAAAAATAATATAAAACCAAGCGATTTAATAAAAGAAAGAGACTCATTAGTTAAAAGAATTAAGAATAATTGGGCAAAAATGAGTCTAGCTAACACTGAAAAAGATGTAAAGCTAAGCCCTAAATCAATCTTCAAAGCAATTGAAGAGGATTCCATGAAGCTGATTAAGGTTAAAATAGCGATTCAAGCTATTAATCTTGGCATAAAATCACTAAAGGATTTGCCAGAAAATAACCTTTATGGAAGTATCTATATGATGCAACAGCAAAAAGAAACGCGAACGAAACTATCACTACTTCCAATTAATTCAGAATCCGAAATGAATGCGGAAGACGTGAAAAAGATTATTGCAAAATTAGATGCAGAGATTAAAACACTCTCCATTCTGATTGACGAATACAATAATTTTGTTGAGTTTGAAATGTAAAAGCGAGGTGACACCTATATGGTGCCGGGTTCGATCCCCGGGCTTTTAGCTAATAATAAAAAAAAGAAAAATGAGACCCAAGGAAAGAATAAATAACTTCTTAAAAAAAGTTGATTGGGATAAATTATATAAGGAATGGGACGTGGAGAATTCGAAGCCGGGAGACTGGAAAGACTTCGAGCAGTACTTTTTAGAGTATTGGAACGAAAATCCAGATCAGAGGATAGGGCAAGTTCTTATCAATCTAGGAATATTACCAGATCGCACAACAATATATTGCGCGGAAGAAAGTGATATTCTAATGAACCAAGGATATGCTCCAGAGGAGTGTATTTTCTGGACCTCTATCTATGACGAGAACGAAAATCTAATGTCGTCCCCTAAATCAAACCTAATATGTGACCTTTCAATAGACCACATAGAGAATATACTATCTTATATGTCTAGGAACAACCGAAACATAGAGGGAAGTCTATCAAGAGCATTCAAAAATGTTCTAAAGCAGAAAGCTGCATAACAAAACATATCAAACCATATCAAAACATTATAGAATTTTTTAATATTAAAAAAACAAAATAATGTTAGTAGATATAGATTTGAATTCAGTAATAAAAGCTGATATAACAGTAAATCAGTATTTGCTACTAAAGCTAATAGAAAATAATGTAAGCCTCTCTAGATATAAAAATGCATTAAATATCAAAGAAGAGGACATTGAAATCCTAAAGGAAAAGAAATTGCTATTAAAGGCCTCCAAATATACGGAGAACCTTGATGAGTTAATTACAAGAACTAAAAAGAACAAAGTGGATTATTTCACTGAATTTTATAATCAATATCCAATCTATGCTGATAGACCAGATGGTACAAAAGATTATTTAAGATTATACCCAAACAGATGTAGGCGACTATATGATGATATAGTGAAATTAGATGAAGACAAGCATAATTTTATGCTCGAATCACTAAAACGTTACGTATCGTCAAAGCTAACAACTGGAAAAATAGGCTATATGAAAAATATGTACAACTGGCTACAATCGGGAGAATATGCCGAAATATCAGCTAACTTGACTGGACAAGAAAATAGAGAGGTTTATGGAACAGAGATCGAATAATACAGAAAAAATCCTGCAATATCGACATATCTCTTCAGCAACCTCAGAAATTGTTGATTATATTTATTCAAGAAAAAATAATCTAATTAGATCACTAGCAACCAGATGGAGAAAATTTAACGCAATAACAATGGGCGGAATTGAACCTAATGCAATATATACTATTGCGGGAATATCTGGGAGTGGAAAGAGTTCATTTGTAAACACTTTAGAAACAGATTTAGTAGATTTAAATACAAACGAGGACATAATTGTCCTCTCATTCTCTTTTGAAATGCTTTCGTCAAAACAGATCGGTAGGAAACTATCGTATAAAATGAAAAGAACGACAGCAGAATTATATTCAGCATCTGAAGGCGGTGTAATATCCGACGAAGAGATGAATACAGTTAAGAAAGAGGCTGAAAAAATTAAAGAGTACCCTGTTTATTATGTTGATACGCCAGGAAGTGTGGCGGAAATAGACAACACAATAAAGTTTTTCCAAAATACAATAGCAAAAGGCAAATGGTTGGTTGTGATAATAGACCATACGCTGCTAGTGCAGGGCAATAATAATTCTGAATCCGAGAGGGCGATTATCGTCGACTTAGAGAAAGTGCTAATAAAAGCAAAGAAAATAGATAAAACTTCAATAATACAAATATCTCAGATGAATCGAAACATAGAATCACCGGAGAGAATAAATAATCCGTCATTACATTATCCACAAAGAAGTGATTTATCCTCTTCAGACGCAGTTTTTCAAGCGTCTGATTATGTAATAATCATTCATAGACCAGAAATACTAGGGATCCTATCTTATGGATATATGAATTTACAGGTAAAAAACATGGTGTATATACATTTTGTAAAAAACCGTGATGGAAAATTAAAGATATTGAAATTTATAAATGATCTAGCGCACAATAATCTAATAGAAGATAACGAGACTGAAGCAATCAGTCAGACAGAATAACAATTAAAAAATAAAGAATATGAATTACAATAAAGAATTTAGCATCAATTTACCATCGTATAGTAGAGACCCAAAAGGATTTTATAAAAAAGCATTGGTAGATGTAATTTTGAACAAGTACCCAGAATTATCAGTAGAAGGATTAGATAGTCCATTTACAGGTAAATCATTAGAATACGTAGGACCACGTGGAGTTATCGAATTTGGTAAATCACGTACACATGATATTTCAGTAGGTACATATAGCAATACATTTATGGAGTATTTTAACAATAGCAAAGGTATTGACCTGATTAGCAATTGGGAATACGCTATGCAGAAAATTGAAAATTACGCTAATTCTAAAAAACGACGTGAAGATTATTATTACACAACACCAAAAGTGGAGGTATATGATTTATTCTTCAAAATAGGCACTACTATTATCCCACGTATCCCTGTCAATTTGACAAAAGTACAGATAACAGTAGTAAGAGAATTTTTATTAATCATAGGCTAATTAGGTAAATTACAAACAATAACAAACTATAGCAAATTATTTCAAATAACATTCTAAAGAGCATAACACATAGGAATAACTATGATATTGCCAAAAGAAAAACAAAAACCGACTACAAATAACCCTAAGTTTTTTGTATATTTCGGTAAACCAAAATCAGGAAAATCTGAAGCAGCCGCCAGGCTGGAAGATAATCTAATCATAGACCTAGAAGATGGATATGCATATATAGAAGCACTAGTAGTTAAGGCTTCCTCAGTAGAGGATTTGGCCGAGATTGCAAATGCAATACGCGAAGAAAACAAGAAAATTGGAGGATTCGCATATAAGTATATAACAATTGACAATGGAACTAAATTAGAAGAGATATCACTATCACTAGCTTTAAAGCTTTACAATAACACACCAATGGGAAAGTCTTATGTCGGAGACGTAAGGAAACTGCCTAATGGAGCTGGTTATATGTACATGCAAGAAGCATTCTTTAAGATACTAGATATGTTTAGAGCCTTAACTGAAAACTTAATTCTAATTTGTCACACAAAAGACAAATTGATTAATTCAGAAGGTAAAGAATTATCTGAGATGTCACTGGACTTAACTGGAAAGACTTCCAGATTGGTTGCAGCAGCAGCCGATGCCATAGCTTACTGTTATAGAAAGAAAAATCAAACCATTATGAATTTACAAAAAGTTCCTTTATATAGAAATATATATCGAAAAACTCTTTTAATTGCTGGAAAATTGTAATTATTTTATATAAAAGGGCGACCTTTTATCATAATTTACGTTATATATAATATAATCAATAATCAGCAGCCAAGTTATGGAAGAAATATTTGAACACATAAAAAAAATAAAAAAAGAAATTATAGGCAAAAGTGGCAAAAAAGAATATAGGTACTACTGTATTTTGAAATGCAAAACATGTGGATTCGAAAAAGAATCTCATGCCACAGAAAGGGCCAAAACTCAAAGAAAATGTATTTCATGCGAAATGAAAAAAAACAGAGAAAGTTTTAATTCATACGAAAACCATGTATATAAAGTTTTAGATTATTCTCATTCATCTGAAGATAAAAGAAGAATGTTTTACAAAATAAAATGTAAACTATGTGGACATGAACATATATGCAGGAAAGATCAAATACTAAATGTAAAAAGCTTTTGTGCATATTGCAGGACAAACACTAAAATTCCAACCATAAAAGCACCAATAAATGTTTATTATTGCCAATATGAGAACGGAGCTAGATCTAGGGGGTTAAATTTTGAAATTACAAAAAACGATTTTGAAAATATAGTATCAAAGAATTGTTATTTTTGTAATGAAAAACCAAAACCAATACAGTCATTAAAAACATATACAAGATGTAAAGAGGATTTACATGTAAATGGAATAGATAGATTAGATTCAAATAAAGGATATGAACTAGATAATTTAGTACCATGTTGTCAAACATGTAATAGGATGAAAATGTCAATGAGTAAAGATAATTTTTTAAATAAAATAAATCAAATATATAATAATTTCGTAAAAGGTTCAACGACTATCCCGAAAGGGAGTACATTACAAGCAAATGGTAATGGAAACGGAGAGGCTCTTAACTTATAAAGAAAGAGCATGATATAGTCTAATCTGCATAGAAATATGTAGCAGTTCATTGGAGAACGTGTATTGACTTGCGATCAATACAGAATAATAATGTTTAATGGAGGAGGTGATTTTATAGTAGAAGCAAGACAGGCCCATTTAAGAGGAAAAGAGATAGTAATAGCAGAGTCAGACGAAAACAATGTTATAACTGCATTTTGGGATAGAATTTATTTAAAATAAAAATAAGATATGATTAATTACAATACGACAACAGGACTTGACGTCCAAAAGAAAGACGTAAAATTCCTTGACGCGGGTATC